ATGTATTTAGAAGATGTATACAAGGAATTTTTATTTGATTTGGAAATTAAAAGTTATTCTCCAAGGACGATTAAGGGGTATAAAAACAATAACCGAGCATTTCATAATTACTTAAAAAATGAATTTGATGTTGAAGAAGTTGAAGATGTTACAACAAAACATATTAAGTCTTATTTTATGAATTTGAAGCAGAAGGGTTTAACAGAAGTGTATATTAACTCTGTTCACAAGTGCATGAGGTCTTTCTTTAAATTTATAGTTGAAGAAGGTTATATTGCTGAAAAAAGGAATCCTATACTTTCCGTCAAGTTTATGAAAGAACCAAAGATCATTATTAAGACGTTTACGGATGATGAAATTAAACGAATGATTAATATTTATAACGGAAGAAATTATTTGGAATTAAGAAATAAACTTATCATCATGTTTTTCGTTGATTTAGGAATCAGGAATCTTGAATTATGCTCGCTTACACATCTAAACATTATGGATACTGTCATTAGGATTCATGGAAAAGGAAACAAAGAGAGACATTTATACATTAGCCCAATGTTGAAAAAGTACATGATTAAATACGAACGAATGAAGCCCGAATATTTTAAAGATAAATCCATTACAGATTCAAATTACTTTCTATCGAGAAATGGAAAAGTGTTAACCGTAACTATGATTGAAAAGATTATTAAAGATGCAGGAAAGAAAGCAAAGGTTAGAGATTCTGTACGTTGTTCACCTCATACCATAAGACATTATTATGCCCAAAAACAACTGAGGTTAGGTCTTGATGTGTACAGTTTAAGTCGGTTGCTTGGACATGAAAGCACAATTATCACAACTAGATACTTACAATCCTTAAATGACGAAAGAATTGTTGAAATGGCAAAATCAACAAGCCCACTTTCTAATTTATAAAAAATCAAAAGGGGATAGAAAATAATGATGAAAAACATTAACTCATTCGCCACTCTCATTGAAGCCATTGCCTATTACACTAAGTTTGTTGCGGAATGTTCAAAGAGTCGTGACTACTCCCATCATGAAGATATAATGAATTTTAAACGTCAATTACATGTACGGATTGAAAGAGAAAGGGTAACTTTCAACGATTAAGAATAAAATAAAAAGCAGGTAGGAATCTAATCTACCTGCTTAAAATATTTCTAAAAATAGATAAAAAGACCTATTGTAACATATGTAAAAACATAGGATAATCAAAGAGACACCTATTTTTATGGGCATAAATATACCATAATATCATACTATAAAAATTACATCTTGAGTACATTATAAGTCCATTAATTGCAGGTGTCAATAATAAAAATAGGGGGTAGTTAGATGAAAGTTTTAAAAGATTATATTGTGGAGTACAAAAACGCTTCGGATGACGAACAAAGGGATTTGGTGTTAAGAGGATTATTCACAACAGAGATAGTTCTTGAAAAAAATAATAATGGTGAAATGGATAAAATTTATTATCTTAAATTTACGGATAGAGCATTACAAAGTACATATAAAAATATTATTAAGAAGTTTTACTGGATTGATCGTAAAGATTTAGACACTTATGTGATTAAGTCGATACAAGAACTATTTAATAGTACCAAAGTGGATTTATCACGAACTCCTAATGAAATAATTGCTTGGTTTAATAAAGGGCTTAATGGTCGTGTCCAAAATCAAGTAACAGCCGAAAAAGATAAAACCGAAAAGAATCTTCCTGAACACCAAGTTTTACACGATAATGACGGTAATGTAGAATATTCATCTTTATATGATGAAGTGGCAAATGACAGATATATAAAACCGAATGACATAAATTTGTTTGACAAGTTTATTAAATCCATCGGTGGATTGAAGAATATTTTATCTGAAACTCAATTTGAAATTTATTGTCAAATGCAAACTGGAAAGACTCAAGAGCGAATAGCCCAAGAATTAAACTGTACTCAAGAAAACATACATAAACATATCAAAGCATTAACCAAACGAATTAAAAAGGAATATTTGAATTTCCGTACATATCGGGCATTGAAAAACCCTCTTAATACATACGATACAATTAAATCTTTCATAAATACATATAATAATATCATTCAGTTTGACATTAATGACCAATTCGATTATTTCGGATACATAATCAAGTTTCTGCAAGATAATTACCAAGTTGGAGAACAGGAAATACATAATGAAAAGAAAATGAATCTTGCACAAAATCCGCTAACGGTGTTAGATGTTCTTTTAGACAGTTTGAAACGGAATGAACATGATTTATTTAGAAGGGTTTTAAATGAATTAATCTACAATGAAAATGGTTTGATATTGTCAGAAATTGAAAAAGACAAGGTAAGAAATACTGTACTCAGGGCGTTTAATACATACTTAGAAGAAGTAAGTAAAAATATTAGACAAATAAATTCAAATATTGTTGATAAATTCGGAGAAGAAAAATATGATGAATTTATTGACTTGGTAGTTTGATATATGATATTATTAAAAATTTGGGTTATAAATAAAATGATATATAGGTAGAAGGAAATTTCTTCTACCTCCTTAATAGGGTCGCTTTTTGATCTCCGCTTTCTTGGGATACTCGTTAATGAGTGTCCTTTTTTCTTTTTAAATAATACTCATATTTATTAATTTTATGGGAGGTGATTATCGTGGATATATCTTCTATTCCGATTGAGATGTGGTTATCGCAAGGAGTATTTTGTGTACTGTTTGTTTGGTTACTTATTGATACTAGGAAAGAATCTAAACAACGAGAAGAAAGATTGGCAGCACAAATTGAAAAACAAAATTTTGCACAAGAAAAAATTGTTCAGAGTTTAGAAAGATTAGAAATGCAAATAGCAAATATAAAAACCCAATAAAACGAGAGTTTTATCATAATTATGAATGGAGGATAAATAATGGCTGAAATTAAACAAGAAGGTTATCAAGCAATAAGAAATTACATGCAAGCCAATTGGAAGTATATCGAATTGCAAGATGACACTGGCAACAAAATTGTTCGCTTATCTCCTAGTGATTTAAGAGTAACATGGACACATGCAACAGGAGAAAAAACATTAAAACTTCAAATTGTTGTAAAAGGTTCTGACACTGATATTGTCAAACCGAAAACATTTAGTAAATCGGCTATTTATGATGTGGCTACTGGTGGAACTCCATATAGTGTAGAATCATTTACATCTTTCACTATGGAATCAGATCAAGACGAATTGACGGTTATTCACTCACTTGAAGTTCCAAAAGTATAGGGGCTGATTAAATGGCTATTTTAATTAGCACACCACAAGATTTATATAATGTTAGGAATAATCTTACTGGCAATTATGAATTAGCAAATGACATTGACATGAGTAGTTGGGGGAACTTTATTCCAATTAGCAAAAGTTATTCACCTTCCTTTAAAGGTACATTTGATGGCAAGGGCTATAAGATTAAGAATCTTACAATCAATGAATCCACAGTTTATGTTGGACTATTTGGTGTAATAAATAATGCTTCAACAATAATTAAAAATGTAGGACTTGAAAATTGCAATATTTCGGGTGGTGGAAATGCTAACTGGATAGGTGGAATTGTAGGACAATTAGATAGTGGTTCAATTCAAAACTGTTACACAAAAGGACAAATTACTGGAAGGTATATGGTCGGTGGAATCGTTGGACAATTTGTTAATGGCTCGGTTAAAAATTGCTATTCTCATGCAAATATTACTGGATTGGCTCGTGTAGGTGGATTAGTTGGTTATATTGCTACGTCCACCGCAATTGTAGAGAATTGTTATTCAATCGGAAAATCCACTCACACAGAGGTAGGAACATCATTTCCAGCAGGTGGATTAATTGGTGATAATGAAGCCGCTACAAATGTGAAAAATTCTTTTTGGGATACTCAAACAAGCGGATTAAGTTATTCAGTTGGTGGTTCAGGAAAGACCACAGCAGAAATGAAAACTCAATCCACTTATACAAATTGGGATTTTTCTACCGTATGGGCAATGAATAGTGACTATCCCTATTTGCAAGTGTTTGGATTACCGATAGCACCACCAAAAGTGGAAAAGATTTTAGTTAATTCATTGACAAACAATATTTACTCAAAAATTAGAAAAAGTCAAAAGTCAAAGAAACAATTAAACACCTTCATAGATTCCATTTTGACTAATTCTAAGCGTTATACAGCGACTTCAAGACGAGTAAAGGTTTATCTATCACAAATAAATTCAACCGCTGAAAAATACTCTAGGACAGTCAGAAGTGCTACTGAATCAGTTAATAGTTTCATTTTACCAATTGGTTCAAGTGTTCACCGAGAATCTAAAACAATCCAGAATCTAATAGCCCATATAAAGCCATTATCAAGTAATACAGTGGTCTTATATCCATTGAATACAATTACACCTAATGCCTATGTAAGTACACTAAAAAACACTTCTAGGGCTTTCAAAATGGATAATATGACCGCTGTTTCTTATGTTGTAAATCCTTCGTTTGTGGAGGTGATGAAGTAATGTATCAAGGGGATACAATAAGATTGAAAGTACATTTTAATAATATTAATGGTCAGTCAGTTGACCCAACAGATATAAAATTAACCATCTATAAAAATGATAAAACTAAAATTGAAGAAATAGCCATTAAAGACAGCGACAAAAAATCAGTCGGTGTCTATTTTTATGATTATGTGCCTGCCAGTGAATTGAACGAATTTATTTTCGAGTTTGCCGGCAGCGTTAATAATAAGCCAATCCTCGCAAGGGCAAAGGTAGAAGTCAAATTTATTTAATCAAAGGAGGATATAGAATGTCAGAAGTTACATTTACGCAAGAACAGTTGCTAGAAGAAATCACTAAGGCAAAAAATGAATGGTTGGAAAAAGAATATAATCCAATTGTTCAAGAAAGGGATGGATTGCTTCAATACAAGCCAAAAGAGTTATCAGATGAAGAAAAGGCAATTCAAACTAAGCAAGAGGAATTATGGAAAAAAGAAGTATCTCTTTCATTAAAAGAAAATGGACTTGAACAATTTGCTTCTATTATTAATATATCTAATGAAGATGAATTGAAAGTAGTTGTAAATTCACTTACACAAATTGTAAATGATATTAAAGTTGCAACAGGATATGTTCCAAGTAACCATAAGAACCAAAATGAATATGATGTATTTGCTTCAAAAGGTGACACAAAAGGTATGATTGCAACAAAATTAAGTAAATTATTTGGTTAATTAGCACTTTAACAATTGTTGGAGTGCTTTTTATATTAAAAAATATTGGGTAGTGACCGACACTAAAGGAGAATATATTAATGTTTAAATCTACTAACTTTACTGAATTAGAACAAATTTCACTAGCGAAAGAAATCGCAGTAATTGGAGTACAAGCAACACCATTTACATCTATGTTAATGGCTAAAGGTAATATTGAGAAAGCATTATCTACTGTTTATACATGGAGAGAAAAGACACTTGACCACACTGACGATTTATCAGCGGTTGAAGGTTCAGATGATGTTGTATTCTATGAAACTGCAAGAGCCGAACTAAATAACATTCTTGAAATTTTCAAGAAAGGTGCTTCAATTAGTGGAACTGCCGTTGCCATGAAATCAACTCAATTTGCAGAAGAAGTTAATGATCGTTTACTTGAATTGAAAATTAATATGGAAAAGAAATTTATCAATGGATTAAAGAATGATGGTTCTGTTGCCCCATTCAAACGTCAATTAAGTGGACTTATTGAAATGGCAGACCCTTCTAATGCAGTTGCGGTTACTGGTGCAGTTACGGAAGATGATGTTAAAAAAGTTATGCGTAACCTATGGAAACAGGATTTAGCCGATGGAACTGTTTATGCGTTTGTAAATGCTGATATTAAAGAACAAATTGACGCTATTTACAAAGATAAATACGGTTATACTCATGTAACTACTTCTTTCGGTTTACTTGTTGATTCTATTAATACAAACTATGGAACAGTAAACTTTGTTCTTTCTAAACATGTTCCTGTTGACAAGATGATTGTATTCAATGACGGATATGTAGACCTTGCTTATTTACGTTCACCACACTTTGAACCACTTGCGAAAACAGGTGATAATGTAAAAGGTCAAGTTATCGCTGAAGCAACTCTTAAAGTGGGTTCTAAGAAAGGCGTTGCAGTATTAACTGTAAAATAATTCTATACATAACTTGAAAGGGGTAAGTCCAAGTTTGGGCTTATCTCTTTTAATTTTATCAAAAGGAGTCTCAAGGAGGAATATTTTCTTAAAAGGCGACAAAAACGAATCACGATGATTGAACTTGCCAATTACATTCCTTGCTCACAAAGTTTAATTTCACGTTACGAACTAGGGCAATCAGGAATGTCAAAAGCCAAATTAACAAGATACAGAGAATACATAGATAACAAATAATCAAAAATTTATTCAAGAAAGTGGAGGTGAAAAAGTGAAAAGGGGCGTAAATAATTCGCCATGACCACAACCTTCTTTTAATCATAATCTCACTGTCCAAAGTTGGCGGTTGAGAAATTTATTTATGAGGATTAAAAGGAGGAATCAATTAGCATTATTTTCGTGCTAGTTGGTGGTTAGGGCTTTAACTTAGAAGGATAGTGGGAGAATTTTCTCTTTCACTTGTAACAATGAACGAATATTATAAAAAACAATGTCCAGATTGGGCGAATGACACGCAATTAGAACATGATCTTATTCTCGGTGATGATAGCGACAGTTTATTATCATGTAATTTATTAACAGATATGACACTTGGATTATGGGATATTAATTACTTTTACGACTTTGAAAACTTTTACATAAATAAGAAAACAGAATCACCAACAATTGGTGTGGATATGGCTTTCACGAGAAGTACACGTTGTTTTGATAACCATGTTAGTAGACAATTTTCACATAGTAAATTCAATCCCTATTGCATGAACATGAATCTCTACAAGGGTATTAGTTGTGAAAACTACTACAAGAAATATCCATTTTCCACATTAATGCTGATAATGAGTTATTACGATATACCGCTGCCTAAAAGTGACATTGGAAAAGAATTATTACTTGCGTGTGATTCAGCGTTTAAAGGACATTATGCAAGTAAAGACTTTTTCAAAAAAATACATACTGATTGGTTAGAAGTGTTAGGGTTCGGAAGTTTAGTAGATGTACTAGACAAAAGAACACCTAACTTTTTTTATGAGTTACAAAAGGACTATGGATTAAATGAAAAGATACGACTGGATGAAAATGGTTATTTGGAATCCAATATTAACCTTGAAGCCATTCAGTCACATTTAGATTGGAAATTAGAATTACCTGACCAACAATTCAAACTATACGCAAAGCGTGTTCGTGATGGTCATAAATTGGGAGCAAAAAGTATTCCTGACATGTCAGAATTAATATCTCTCGCTTTCACTGGCAAGGACTATGTTTCTTATACATACAAAGGATAAGGGGATGAAATATATCGTCATCCCTTATTTACGAACAATAAGTTATATATTATAATAAATTTATAGCAAAACACGAACATTAATAAAAATTATCATATAATAATTCGTATATAGGGGGGTGGATTCAAATGAAATACTTTTTCTGTTACAACAAGGCAGTATCAGATTTTCTTAAATCAAAGGACATTCAATTAATTACGGTGGCACAAGACGTTAAGACAAAAAAATTATTTTCCCTATATCACATTGATGAGGAAGGAAAATTACAGAAAGCACTGGATGAATACAAAACAAGATAATCTAACTCTATAAAAATTCTATTTAAAATTCGGAGGTAATGAAAAATGACAACATTTAAAATTCAAGTTCCAACAGAAATTGTTAAAAACAAAGAATATAGTGATAAAGAGTTTGTTTTACTTGCAAAGTTGATTCAAATTTATTACAGGATTCCTGAAACTCAAAAGTCATTAACATTTGGAATTTTACATAAAGATGTTATGTTCTATAGTGGAATTAAAGATAACGATACATTCAAGGAGACACTAAAAGGGCTTTATGATAAAGGGGCAATTAAAAATAAAGTGGAAACTTTGCCGAGAAAAGGTGGAATTGAAATTATTCTTAATGAAGAAGTTATTCCCCAAATGAATAAAGAAGGTTTTTTTACACAGTTATCAAGTGAAGTATTGAATAAAAATATAATTGATGCAGTTGGTCATAGTGGAATTAGATTACTCTATTTTTATAAAAGTTATATTAATTCTAAAACTAATAAGAATCATTGTTATGTTGCAGAAGAAACAACAGCAGAAATATTAGGGATGACTAAAAAGACAGTTATCAAATATAATAAATTATTGCAAAAACATAAGTTACTTAAAATTGAAAAACATGAATCAGAACATGCTTATTACACAACGAAAAAAGGAACGGAATCATATCTGTTCACAAAGTATAATAATCACTACTTTATAAGATATGAGAATATCGAAAATTTTAGTGAGAAATCGGCTTAATTTATGACTGAAAAACCTAGGTGTAAACTTTCGGAGATAACGAGAAAAAATTCCGAGATAATAAGAAAAAAATCGGAGATATTAGGAAAAGTTTCCAAGATAAATTACACCCTAATAAGACTATAATATAATATACAGATAATATACAAATTAAGATACATATATAATATTCAGTATTACAATTCGCAAAACGAGTTTGCTCATTATGAAAATTAATTGTTTATATTTTACATTTACATAATATTTATATTTTTAGGGAGGATGAAATATCATCTTCCTTTTTTCTATTTCTATCACAAATTCTAGGAGGAATATTTATGATGAAAAAATTATTCAGCAATCGTAAAAATGAAAGAATCGAAAAGGATATGGAGAAAATTGGAGATAATCTTGATAAATTAACAAGTCATCTAAATTGGGATTTAATTAAAAGTCTTTTCACTAAGAAAGCACAAACACAAATTGAAACTAAGCAATTGTTCCAAAATTTCCATGATACTATTAATGAATCTCAAGGTATCATTTACGATATGCAGAAGGATATCCAAGTTTTAATTAAATTGTCAGAAGAAATGACTGATTCTTGCGATAAAACGATTGAATTTCTTGATAAACAAATTGCTAAATATAATGTTGAAATTCTTGAATGTGCTAATCAATTAATAGATAAGCAAGAAGGTGAATCTCTATGAACATATATGAAGCATTGAAGAATGTAGAATATAAAAAGAAACTATATTTTGAATGGAAGCATAATATCCGCTTTGTCCAAACTCTTCCTGTAAAAACAGAAGAAGAATTTTTACGAATGATCGGTGCTAAGACACTTAATGGTTTCATCAAGTGGGAACGCAGTCAAGAATATAAAAATTTATTGTTGTTGCTATTGGAAAGTAGAGTGGCAAATGACTTTGACATTATATATAAAGTTGTATCGGAAAAAGCAAAAGACGGGGATGAGAAATCTATCCGTCTTTTCTTGTCTATGCAGAAGGATATTCAAGTAAATGCAAAATTGGCTGCTAAGACATTTAATGTTGTTGAAGATGATTCAGAAGATGATGACGGATTAGTTTTAGATTAAGGGGTGTCTATTATGGCACCCTTTTGTATTGGAGGTGAGATAGTGGCGGTTAAAAATAAAAATAATAATGCATTACAAAAGGTAATGAGTGATTTTCGATTATTTGCAAAGAATTTTATTAAGATTATTGATAATAACGGTGAAAGTATTCCCTTTGTATTAAATCCTGAACAGGAAAATTTCACAGAGGAAATGACAAAATATAATATCATACTCAAAGGACGCCAGATTGGATTTACTACATGGTCTTTAAGTTTCATGTTATATAGTGCAATCACCAAGCCCGATACTTCCTATTTAATGATGACTCATCATAATAAAGTAACGCAGTCATTATTAAGACGTATCAATAAAATGTATCAATTCCTTCCACATGAAAAGTATCCTTCCTTGTTCCCTAAGAAATTAATCAGTAACAGGGATGAAATATACTTTGAAAATGGTAGTCGTATTCAGATGGCTACTGCTGGAGGTGAAGATAGTATAAGTGGAAACACATTTGAGTTAATCCACCTATCGGAAATGGCAAAATACCCAAATGAAGCCCAGGAGGAAATCATTGCAACTAGTATTCCTGCATTGGCAAAGAATCCAAACAGTAAGATCATAATTGAATCCACTGCTATGGGCTATAATGTCTATCAAGAAATGTTTATGAAGGCATTTAGGGGAAAGGAAAGTGTTTGGAAAGCACACTTTTATAGTTGGCTTGCTAAGGCTTACAGTAACCAATTTAGACATAGTTTTGATGAAGCCGAGGAATGGTTCAAGTTACATAACAAAGGGGCTAGAATGTCCTCTAAGGACTTAGAGCATGATGAAAAGGAATTACATAAAAAATATGGTGCTAGTTTCAGACAATTGATGTTTAGGCGGTATTATGTTGAAACCAACTCATTAGAAAAGTTTCAAAGGGAATTTCCGACAACTCCTGACGAAGCATTTCAGACAAGTAATGTGGCGGTATTTGATACTAAGAAGATTAATGAACGGTTACAGAATGTCATTCCTCCTCTTACAACAAATGTTGTATATGATGAATTACCGGACATTTTAAAGCCATACATTAATAAGAGTCTATTTATTTTCCATTTGCCAAAACGTGGTATAAAACATTATGGCGGTGTTGATGTTGCCAGTGGTACTGGTGGAGATAATGACAATTCTACAATAAGTATATTCAACGCAGATGGTCAAGAAATGGCTAGTTTCTATGCTAATGATATTCCTGTCTATGAGTTTGCAAAGATTGTAAATTCCCTAGGAAGGTTTTTTAATTATGCCTTCCTATGCGTTGAAAGGAATAGTTATGGACTGCCATTATTGGAGAAGTTGCGGAAAGAATATAATTACATGAATCTATTGAAGCAAAAAGTATTTGACCAAAAAGGGAAAAAGAAACTGCAATTAGGATTCATGACAACTAACGTAACTAAGCCAATAATTATTAATGATTTAAAGGAAAACTTTGAATTAGGCATGATTAACATTGAATGTGTCGAGACATTGGAAGAAATGAAAATTTTTCAAGAAAATAAAGGTAAGATGGGCAATAAAAAGGGTGCAAACTTGCATGATGACTTGGTTATTTCTGTTGCTATGATGTGCCAAGCCATGAAACAAAGTAAATATTATGTAGACATTTAGAGGTTAGGTTCATTTAGAATCTGACTTCTTTTTATTTTCATTAGAAAGGGTGATTGTATTGAATAGATTAGAAAATTACATTCGTGAAAAGTATGATGGTCAATCTGATTGGTTCGTTCAATTTGTTTCAGAAGTACATAATCAGCAAAGAGTTATGAATGTATTGGATAAAAAGGAATATTTGAATGGAAATCATAAAATACTTCAAAGACAATCGTACAAATACAACGGTAAAGAGTTTAATCCGAGAAAGATTGTATTGCAATATGCTAAAACGCTATTAAACTTTCAGAAGGCTTATTTGTTACAGAATCCTTTGACTTTTACAGGTAATGAGAAGGTTGTAACGGAATTGCAAAGGGTTAATCGTAAAGGAAAATATGACCGCATAAATATTAAAGTATTGGATAAGGTGCTTAAATATGGCGGTGTGGCTGAATATGTCTATATGGACAAAGGGGTTATTAAATCCAAGTTAATTGATTCAAGTGAAGGTTATCCTGTATATGACCATGAGAATGAATTAATATCGTTTATAGAAGCGTATATGTCCGATGGGATAGAATATTATGTTGTCTATGAGGAAGATACTGTAAGCAAATATAACAATGCTGGCGGTGAATTAAGATTAACAGAACGCTATGCCAATTTAAGTGGGCTGCCGATTGTTTATCACAATGAGAATGAATTAAGTGATACAGAAGGAAAAAGTGAATTAGATGATTGGATAGCGATATTGGACAGTATGGAGGACTTGATCTCTAAATATACAGATTCCTTCTATAAGTTCATGAATCCTATTCCAGTAGCCATTGGACAACAATTAAAAGGTGAGGGATTACCTACTCATGTAATCGGTGGTGGCGTAACTCTTGATGATGGTAGTGACTTCAAGTTAGTGAGTAATGGGTTGGACTACAAATCATTTGAAGTCATTTATAAGACATTGTTACAGTCACTACTAGACGTATCACAGACACCTGCTGTATCACTTAACAAGACAGACATTAGCAACTTGTCAGAGGTCAGTATCAAGTTATTGTTTCAGTTGGCTAACATTAAAGCAAGCATTAATGAACAGTATATGCGTGAAGGTATAGAGCAACGGTTTGAAAAGATAAGGAAATTATTGGAGTATAGGGGTGTTAAGTTTAGTGATGATGAATTTGAATCATTAGATATGGTATTCCAGTATGCTACTCCAAGTAATGATAAGGAGATTATTGAGAACTTGAAGGCATTAAGGGAAATGGGTGCTATCAGTTTAGAAGGGATACTAGAGGATAGTCCGTATACAACTGATGTTCAGTTTGAAATGAATCGAATTATGAGTGAAGGAAATAATGGGAAATAATATTAATGGAAATGTAGGAATAGCATAGGGTGAGAGGGTAGAGTAATATGTTACTTTGCCCGCTCATGTTATATATGTGGGCGGTCAGTATAATAAAACAATTATATAAATTGGTGAAAATTTTAATTTAAGGAATTTCGATATTGAGAATAAAACAGGAACAACAGTTCGTTTCGTAAAATATTTATTTTACGCAATTAAGTTGGCTAATTTAACCTAAATTATGGTAAATGAATGAGTATTCATAGAATAGCGGTATAACAGATATTATATAGGCAACCTTTATACATGATTCTTGTATAAAATCTGTATAATTCCAGTTGAAAATTCGATTTTAGAGGATAAATTGAAGGAAATTGATTATTTTCGATACCCCTAATTGGGAAAATTTTCCCTACAGCATACCATTTTACACACCCAAGAAAAAATTTAATTAAGCACCTTCAAATTGAACTGGAGGTGTTTTTTATATTATTACCTTAATAATAAAATTAATTAAAATATTCGGAAATATAAATACTTTCCTCCTATAATTGTGGTAATATTTAACTGTAAATAATGTTGGGAGGGATACTATGGGTTGTCTTGTTGGGATATTAGCATTATTTTTTTTATATTTAATATTTTGGGGTTTCTCTGTTTCACCCGTTTTAGGAATATTTTTCTTAATAATATTTTTTGGCGGTGGCATTTATTTTGGTAATTTAGATGGTAAAAAGCAAAGAGGGATTCTAAAAGCAAAAATTAATAAACTTCATGAAATGCAAACTCATTTAACAGATTTTACTGTATCTCAAAAATACCAGTCGTATGATATTCAAAGTAGTATCCTGTTAGATGAAGAAAGAAAAAAAGTGTGTTTTATTTTTGCTAAAACCAATTCAAGTGAAATGTACGAATATAAAGATATTATTGAATCTGAAATACTGGAAGATGGAAAAACAATTACAACTTCATCTCGATCTTCTCAAATAGGTGGAGCAATTATTGGGGGAGTTTTAGCAGGTGGTGTAGGTGCAGTTGTAGGGGGGCTTAGCGGTAAGAAATCATCTGAACAAGAAATAAATAAGATTGATTTAAAAGTTGTTGTAAATAACACTAAAAGTCCAATCAAAATAATTAATTTTCTTACAGCAGATGTTATTGATTTGAACGGTAAACCATTTCCAATTAAAAAAGATAATCCAAAATATAAAAGTGCAATAAACTCTGCTAATCACTGGCATAGTTTGCTAAGTTTATTAATTAAACAGGATGAACCTATATCACTTGAGAAGAAACAGGAAATAAAAGTTGAACCTACAAGAAATTTATCCGTCGCTGATGAAATAAAAAAACTTTCAGATTTACTTAACCAAGGATTACTAACACAAGATGAATTTAACCGACAAAAACAAAAATTATTATCGAGTTGAGGTGATACAATTGTTTGGTCAATTGCCCTATAAAAAGATGAGAAAGATAGGTACATTTGGTTTTGTTGCTCAATGTGATTGTGGACATACGCATAAATTTAAAGGTACTGATTTTGATTTATCTAAATCGAATGCTTCTTCGGCTGAATTTAATGAATTGTACACATGTCCTAATTGTAAAACTGTTTACAACGGAATATTTGAAAACATTGAAGATAGAAATGTATGGTATCGAAGAACAAGTCCACTAGGGTTATTGGTATCTGCCATTATGATATTAGGTTTACTATTCGGAGGAATTAAACTTTTAAGTACAATAACAATTTTTGATACAGAACCAGTAAATTCAGACATAAACAAAGCAACAAATAAAGAATTAGAACAATTCTATAAATGGGATCAGAAACAGAAACAAAAAGAGTGGGAAAATCAACCTGCATTTAATAACGGAAATTAGAGGAAATAAATACCTTTGTGTCGAAATAAGTAGACGGAAGGGGGTGTACTTGTGAATTCTGACGTTCAGAAATACAAAGATATGGAAAAAAGATTGACTTTAATGCACGATAAAGCATGGTTACAAACAATTGATGAAATTAAGAAATTTGTTTACGATGATAATTTCAGGTATTCAGTGACATATAAACAAGATAGACAAAGAAATAATCGGAATTTTACTTTTCAAGATGTTTCATTTGTTGAGGAAACTAACACATTTATCTTTACTAGTTTCTCTTATCACTGGGAAACAGGTGAGTTAGAAAAAGACAAGGTTAGTGATAGGTTGACATTAAAAGATATTGAAATTATCAAAGTAAATAAGAACGAAGTAGAAGATTATAGTGATTTAAATGGTTTTATATAATATTTAAAAAATTTAAGCACTCTGCAAATATGCAGGGGCTTTTTTATTTCAATGAAAGGAGTGAAAACAATGTCTATAAATGAACAAGACATTCAAAAGTACCATTATGATGCAAAATTCAATGTAGAAGTCGGAAAATTCCTAGGTAAATTACATGAAGTATTTAGCCATCTATCAGAAGATTGTATCTCACAAATTAAGTATGAAAGAGTAAATTATTCAACTTACAAAGGTTACAATGTCAAATTTAATAATAATGTTGGCAGACGTTACTTAATGGATAAAAAGGGTGCATGGCATGAAACCCCTAATTTGATGAATTGGTGGCTATGTCTAGGGTATCCAGTCACAGATGATACATTAGAATCATTTAAAGTGGATATACAAACTGAATTTTATTGGAAAGGGAAGTGAAAAGTGTGAATAACCTTCAACGATTGGAACTTGAAACTAAAGGTATTCAATTAGAACAAGATGAATTAATAGTTTATCTTCAAGAAAATGAATTAAAGCCATTTGATGACTATAAACCACAATCAGCAACAAGTAAGAAAAATATTTATCGTGCTGCCTTGTCTATCCTTGAATCAATTGCTAACAATCCAAGCGGAATGAAAGCATACAAAATTGACGATATGTCCGTGACACACTTTCAAGAGAATTTAATGAATCGGATAGACCAATTGGAACGCAAAATTAGAACATTGAAAACGGATGACCAATTGCAAAATGAATCTAACTATTTCATGTTGTTTACTGATTAAGGAAGGGGGAGAATGACTTGTTTAGTGTAAATGAAAATGATGTTCAGTTTCTTATTGATTCAGCAGGGCAAAATGTATTAATTAATGATAAAGAAATGAAAGCCATTATTACTAATCCATTAAGTGTTGTATTGAATGAGTATGAACAAAGGTATATACATAGTGTTCAGCCAATCATACAGGGCTATTTAGTGACGGTTAATAATGAGAAATACTTAGTTGTGACAGAATCATTAACTAAGCGTACAACAAAATATAAAAGCCTAATGAGACATTGTAACTATACTCTTGAAATGAAGGGTGAAACTAAAAAAGTTATTAAGAGGGATGAAAACGGGAATCCTGTCTTAGACAAATTCGGTGATCCTGTCTACATTACGATACAAGAGGAATCTGTTTTTGTTCCTGCAATTGTGGATAATAAAAGTTTTTCTGTTAATTTAAACGCACAAATGATAATTCCGCAAAATCAGATTACCGTTGTTGTTCAAGATAATACAGTGAATAGAGATAGGTTCAAAATGAACAATGTATTTAGTTTTGTAGAAAAGAATCACAAAGTATTCAATCGGGATTTTACCAAAAGGGGATTAATGATATTAACTTGTGAGAGTACAACTTAG